ATCTAAAAGGTTTTTCACAAATAAGTGGTCTTGGTAAAGATTTTGAAAAATTAAAATCAACAGTAAAACTCACAGAAAAAGGTACTGATAAATTTATAAATAGCTTAAGACAAATAAGGAAAGAAACAGCACTTAGTAAAAACGCTTTTCAAGGTCAAATTGATGCCTTAAAAAGAACTAAAGATAATGTAGCTATTGGTTCTCGTGAATATAAAAAGTTAAGTGCAGCTATAAGAGAAACAGAAAAAGACATGAAGAGATTGATCGCTACACAAGGAGGTGGTGGTCGTTTTGCTGGTGCGTTTGGCAAGATGAGTGTGGGGGCGCAAGCTGCTGGAGGTGCTGCTATAGGTGCTGCTGCTTCAAGATTTTTGCCTGCTGGAGCAGCTACAGGTGCAAGTATTGGTGCAATAGCTGGAGGTGCGCCCGGTGCGGTTGCTGGTGCTGCTATAGGAGGAACTATTGACGCTGTTGCTGGTGCTGCTTCTTTTGCAGCAGACTCAGCACAATACGCAGCAGGCATACAGAAGCTACAAATTGCATTGAAAGGTGTTACTAAAAATAGTGAGGATTTTCAGTATGGATTAAATGTTATTTCAAAGACATCAAAAAGATTAAATGTACCAATAGCAGCATCCACCAAGCAATTCACGACCTTATCTGCATCTGTTATTGGTGCTGGTGGATCAGTACAAGATGCTGAAGAAGTATTTACTGGTGTATCAAACGCAATCAAGGCAACTGGTGGTAACGCAGAAGACGTACAATCTGCGATTCGAGCCATGTCGCAGATTTTTGGTAAAGGTAAGGTATCTGCTGAAGAACTACAAGGTCAGTTGGGTGAAAGATTAGCTGGTGCTGTTGTTAAATTTGCAGAAGCAAATGGTAGTAGTTTGCAGAAGTTACAGAAAGATTTGAGAGATGGAACTGTAGGTCTTGACCAGATAATGAATTTTGCTAAAAAATTAAATTTAGATTTTGCAGCTACAGCAGAAAAAGTAGCTAATTCATCTGCTGATGCAGGGCAAAAGTTACAAACTGCTATGGATAGGTTAAAACTTGCAGTAGGTACTATATTGCAACCTATTGGAGCAGCATTTCAAAGGGTTTTTGGAAATATTGTTGATGCAATTACAGAAGCAATAGAAGCATTTAATAAATTTATGGGTATTGGTCTTGAAAATGCAATAGCTAAAACTAAAAATGCAATTAAAGATCTTGATAGACAAATAGAACAACTTGAAGCAAGAGGTAATGATAAATTAGCTAGTAGGAAAAAATCAAGGCGAAGTCAACTTGTATTAAAATTAGCTGGGTTAGAAGGTGAAGGTGAAGATACAGGTGATGGTAAAGGAAGTGGACTAGCTGGTTTAGGAGATGAAAAAGGTGCGCTTCAAAGTTTTGCTAATACTGCTTTTGATATTACTAAGCAAGTTGAAGAATCTTTTGTAAATGCTTTCAAAGGTATGGAGGATGCTTTGGTTAAATTTGTAATGACAGGTAAATTAAATTTTAAAGATCTTGCAAATTCTATTATTGCTGACCTAACAAGGATGCTTGTTAGGTACGCTATTGTGCAACCTTTGTTTAAAGCAATATTTCCAAATATCAAAATAGGAAGCAACAGCGCAAATGGAAATGTATTTAGTAATGGTGAACTTGTACCAAGTGCTAAAGGTAATGTTTTTGCTAAAAATAAAATTGTTCCATACGCTTATGGGGGTGTAGTAAATAGCATTGTAAATAAGCCAACCCTATTTCCAATGGCAAATGGCGTGGGACTAATGGGTGAGGCCGGGCCGGAAGCCATAATGCCTTTGAAACGTGGTGCAAATGGAAAACTTGGAGTGCAAAGTTCTGGAGGTGTTGGTAATATTGTCGTAAACGTAGACGCTTCTGGAAGTTCTGTGCAAGGAGATTCTCAACAATCAGAACAGTTTGGCAGGGCTTTAGCTGCTGCTATACAATCAGAACTTATATCACAGCAAAGGCCGGGAGGTTTATTAAGCTAATGGCTACTTTTCCAGACATAGAACCTTCTTTCAGCGTTAAAAAAGATCAAGCACCATTAAGCAAAATAGTTCGTTTTGCTGACGGATATGAACATCGTCTAATATTCGGCATACCAAATCATCAAAACCCAAGACAGTATAGTTTACGTTGGGAAAACATTACTGAAGAACAAGCCGATACTATTGATTATTTTTTACAGGAACGTGCTTTTGACAAGGCTAGTTTTGATTATGCTCCACCAAGAGAATCTTTTACAAAAACAGGAACTTATGCACAAAGTAGTACAACAATAACTATAACGATTACAAATCACAGATTATTTGCAGGCGATTCTATTGTTATAGATTTTACTTCTGGATCTTCTGCTGATGGTACATACATAGTTTCTTCTGTTACTAATGCAAATGTTTTTGTTGTAACAGCAGCTAGTGGCGCAACTACAAGCGGTAACGTATCAATTACTAAAACAGGAACGAGTAAGTTTGTATGCGAAAAATGGACAAAAACTATTGATTTACCTACCCTTGCAAATATTGACGCAACATTTAGAGAAGTATTTGAGCCAGCATGAGTACTGATCCTGTTTTTAGCGATATACAAAAAGTAAATCCATCAGCGATTATTGAGTTATTTACGCTGACATTAGATAATGCTTTGCATGGTGCAACTACTGTTTATAGGTTTCATGCTGGTACAAATCTAAATGCCAACGGAAAAATTGTATGGGCTGGTAATGAGTATTTAAGATTTCCTGTACAGGCCACAGGTTTTGCTTATCAACGTGGACAATTACCTCGCCCTACATTAACTGTAAGCAATATGGGTTCGCCTTCTATCTCAGCAATATTGTTAACTGTAAATCAAACAACTGCTGGTAATGATCTTACAGGCGCAAAAGTTGTAAGAATAAGAACAATGGCAAGATTTTTAGATGCAGCTAATTTTTCTGGAGCAACAAATCCATTTGGCACTCCAGACCCTACGGCAGAGTTTCCGCAAGAAATTTATTATATAGATCGTAAAAAAGCAGAAAACAGAGAAGTTGTTTCATGGGAACTTGCAGCAGTTTTTGATCTTGCTGGAATAAGATCGCCAAAACGTCAATGCACTAGATCCTTATTTCCATCTATCGGTACTTTTAATCAATGAATTGGAAAGATGCTGCATTGGTTCATGCGAAAGACCAAGATCCAAAAGAAGCAGTTGGTCTTTTGTTAAATGTAAAAGGGAAACAACGATATTATCCTTGTCAAAATTTAGCTATAACAAATCATCAAGAGTTCATTTTAAATCCAGAAGATTATGTAAAAGCAGATAATTTAGGAGAAATTATTGGTATTTTTCATAGTCACCCCATCACTCCACCAACACCAAGTCAAGCTGATCGAATAAGTTGTGAGCATAGTAATTTACCTTGGTATATTGTTAATCCAAAAACAGAACAATGGGCTGAATTAAAACCAGAAGGATATAAGCCAGAATTATGTGGAAGACCTTGGGTTTGGGGTGTAACTGATTGTTGGTCATTAGTTCGTGATTGGTATAAAGAAGTAAAAAACATAGACCTTATAGATTATGAAAGATCCATAACTCCAGAAGAATTTTTAAAAAATCCGTTATTTGAGAAATATGCAAAGGATACAGGATTTAGAGAACTTGGTAATGAAGAACCGCCAAAAGTAGGTGATGTATTATTAATGTCAATAATGCACCCAACTTTAAATCATGTAGCTATTTTTCTTGGTGATATGGTTTTACATCATTTAGCCGATAGACTATCTTGTAAAGAGCCATATTCTGAATGGCTATTAAAATGCACTGGAAAGAGGTATCGTTATGCTTCGGAAAGTTAAAATGTATGGAGAACTTGCAGAGTTTGTAGGTTATAAAGAATTAGAAGCTGTTGTGAAAAATCCAGCAGAAGCAATAAGATTTCTTGTTACTAACTTTCCAAAATTAGAAGCATATATGGCAAATAAATATTATCAGGTATTAGTAGGCAATGAAGACATAGAAAAAAAAGACTTGCATAATCCTATAGGACAAGACGATATACATATTGTTCCTGTTATTACTGGTGCTGGGGGTGGTGTTGGAAGGCAAATATTATTTGGAGCAGCATTGATAGGAGCTAGTTTCTTGTTCCCGGGTGCTGGGATGTTTGGTACGCAAATGTTAGGTGCTACAGGCACAGCAGGGTTAGCTGGTGCTGGGATTGCAACAAAAATAGGAACTGCTTTAAGTGCTATCGGTGCTGGGATGGTATTAAATGGTGTGTCTGAAATGCTATTTCCTTTACCAAAACCTGATATGCCAGAAGATGATCCAAGAATATCCTTTAGTTTTTCTGGGGTGCAAAATACAAGCCGGGCCGGAACTGCACATCCGATTGTATATGGAGAAGTTGTAACTGGATCTGTCGTAATTTCGGCTGGTATTGATACAGATCAGGTGCAAGCATGACGGATAAAAATATTAGAGGTTCTGGTGGCGCACCTCCTACTCCTCCTACTCCATATCGTGCGCCTGATACATTAAATAGTAGGCAGTTTGCAACTATACAGGATCTTATTTCAGAAGGAGAAATAGAAGGTTTTGCAACAGCATCAAAAGAAGGTAGAACAAAAGGAACAACTGCATATAACAATGCAGCATTAAAAGATGTATTTTTAAACGAAACTCCAATACTAAAATCTACAGCTAATTCAGCTAGTCCAGCCGATGCAGATTTTAATTTTCAAAGTGTTGGTTTTACTCCTAGATTTGGCACAGCAAACCAAACATCAATACCCGGCATAGTAAGCAGTGAATCAACAACAGCAGTAGGAGTAACAGTCTCTTCGTCATCTGCTGTTACTAGACAGATTACAAATACAAATGTTGACGCTATAAAAGTAACTATTACTTTTCCTCAGTTACAAGAAGCTAAAGACAATGGTGATTTAGTAGGATCTTCTGTTTCTTTAAAAATACAAGTTCAATACAATAGCGGTGGTTATTCAGATGTTATATCAGACACAATTACAGGTAGAACGGCTGATGCTTACCAAAAAGAATACAGAGTAAATGTAACAGGAGCATTTCCTGTTGATATAAGAGTTGTAAGAGTAACAGCAGATAGTACATCCTCAAGCTTAATTGATGCTTTTACTTGGACAAGTTTTGGTGAAATAGTAGATGACGCACAAACTTATCCAAATAGTGCATATACAAGTTTGAGGATTGATTCTGAACAGTTTAGTTCTATACCAAAACGTGCTTTTCGTATTCGTGGTGTAAAAGTAAGAATACCGGGTGCTGGTGCTAGTGGTTCTGGAACTCCAAGTATTGATAATGCAACTGGTAGAATTGTATATCCAGCGAACTATATATTTAATGGAACTATGGGCGCAGCCGTATGGTGTAGTTGCCCTGCAATGATATTGCTAGATTTACTTACTACTGAAAGATATGGATTTGGTACGCATATAACAGATGCAAACTTAGATTTATTTAGTTTTGTAGCAGCTAGTAAATATGCAAACGAATTAGTAAGTGACGGACAAGGAGGCCAAGAAGCAAGATTTAGTTGCAATGTAAATATTCAGTCATCCAAAGAAGCATTTGATTTAATAAAAGACTTGGCAACTGTTATGAGGTGTATTGCTATTTGGTCTGCTGGCTCTATAACAATTACACAAGACAGGCCGACAGATTCTAGTTATTTATTTAGCTTGGCAAATATCACATCAGAAGGATTTAATTACACAGGTTCTAGTCTTAAGCAAAGACATTCTGTTGTAAGTGTGAGTTATTTTAATATGGATAGCAGAGAAATGGATTTTGAAATTGTAGAAGATACAGCCTTACAATCTAAAATTGGAATAGTAAAAAAAGATGTAAAAGCATTTGCCTGTACAAGTCGTGGTCAAGCGCAGCGTTTAGGTAAAGCAATAATCTTTAGCGAAAATCAAGAGTCTGAGGTGGTGAACTTTTCTACTTCTATGGATGCTGGAGCTATAGTCAGACCGGGTTCGGTTATAACTATAAATGATCCTGTTCGTGGAGGCGCAAGACGATCAGGAAGAGTTGCTGCTGCTACAACTACACAAATTACAGTAGATGATGCACAGGGTTTAGATACTTTTGGCGGTAGTAATCAGAAAATTAGCGTAATAATGCCAGATGGCTCTGTAGAGACAAAATCAATTACAGGTATATCAGGACTTGTAGTGACTCTTAGTTCCGCATTATCCTCTACACCAAATGTAAACACAATTTGGTTATTAGAAAGTGACACTTTAGTTGGACAAACTTTTAGGGTCATAAGTGTTGAAGAACAAGATGAGATAAATTATTCAATATCAGCTTTAACTTATGTAGCTGGTAAATATGCAAATATTGAACAAGGTATTAGTCTTCCAACTAGGAACATATCATTATTAAATGAGCCAAAAAATCCTCCAAGTAACCTTTCAGCTTCAGAACGAACAGTTGTTATAAATGCTCTTGCAATTACAAAACTTATTCTTACATGGGTTGGAGTTACAGGTGTAAGTCAATATCTTGTTCAATATAGATTTAATAATACAAACTGGGTTAGTGAAATTGTTTTTAGAACTGATTTTGAACTGGTAAATACTGAAGCTGGGGTATATGAATTTAGAGTATTTTCTTATAATGCTGCTCTAAAGCTTTCTGCTACATCTACAGATTTAACTTTTAATGCCCAAGGTAAAACCACTCCTCCTAGTAATGTTCAAAACTTATCAATAGAACCATTAACAAATAAGTTAGTAAGACTTAGATGGAATAGGTCAACTGATGCTGATGTTATTCATGGAGGAAGAGTATATGTTAGACATAGTAATTTAACTGATGGTAGTGGTACATTTCAAAATTCGGTTGATCTTATAACAGCACTTGCTGGAAATACTACTGACGCTGTAGTGCCAGCACTTGAAGGAGAATATATTTTAAAATTTCAAGATGATGGCGGTAGATTTTCGCAGGGTGAGACAAGTATAATAATGGATCTACCTGATCTCATAGATGCTCAAAGAGTTTTAACACAAAGAGAAGATTTATTAAGTACACCTTTTAGCGGATCAAAGACTAATACAACATTTAATAATTCTGCTAGTGCATTACAATTATCAAATCCAGCTTCTAACGCTACTGGTACATATGAATTTGCATCTGTTGTTGATTTAGGTGGTGTGTTTTCTTTAGATTTAAAAAGAACTTTAAGGGCAGTTGGTTTTGTTACTGGTACAGATATAGAAACAGTTATTCCTAGTGGATCTTTTTGGGATGATTATGCAACGGACAATAATTTTGATGGAGCAGCAGCAGATGAGGCTAATACACAAATACAAGTAGCAACATCACAGTCCGCATCAGGAGCATTTGGAGCATTTAATAATTTTGCTAATGGAACATTTAAAGGTCGTAGATTTAAGTTTAAATTAATTTTAGAAACTAC